TGCGACACTCTCCGCTAATTTTAACAAGAACAGTACTGGATACCGTTCTTAACCACCTCGCCAGAGCCTACCGAAGTATGGTGCTGGTTTATTAGCGCTGAGTTTTGTGGGGATCCCTCAGCGCCGAAGCGGGTCTCAGTAAGTCTGATTATGTGCCAGTCGGATTATTTCACTTTCTGGCAGTCGTAGGTCGCGTACTGACGCGGCGCATCCATGCTGGCTTGCAGCAACTGCGCATTTAATATCCCCTTACCGTCACGCTTAATGTATTCCAAGCCAATCCATTTCCCAGGCTGATTAGTGGCAACACGCCATTCCATTTTGATATTTTCCACACCATGCCCTGGGCCTATTCGACGTATTTTTTGTGACTCTGGTTTTGCGCCATTGATGCGAGACCAACCATCAGACGGAGATAGATCTATAGTGAACGGCCCGCAAACAGTTTTATAGTCAACACCGAGTTTTTCCCCGGAGGTGGAAACATTGGACTTGTCGTAATCCACTTTGGCTACCCGGTTCATCTCTTGGTATATGGCATCTTTTTTCAAAGCAAATTCATTCAGCTTTTCGACAAAATCCACTCGAGAAATTTCATTGAGTCCCATCGATTTTCTGTCTATAAAATAATCTTCGTAAATTTTAGAAACGACCGAAGACGACGAAACTTGTCTTGAAAGATCATGAGCAAAATTTAGATAGTTCAATTGTGAAGTATCCCGCACATCTATCGCCCTGACACCATCATACCCATACTCGTGATAGGCTGCATAAAACACAGGGATACTACTCGGGGTTTTATTTATAGATTTTATTAACCCACTTGGCGAGCACTCTTCACCGCTCCAATTTATCAATGATTTGCCACCACTTTTCCATGTATTGCAATCATCAGAGGCTAAAATTGCCAGTTGTGACCAGCCTGGGCGTTTTTTATATAGGGCATTTGAATCCGATTTCCCGCCAGTAGAAGCGCAGCCAGAGAGAACCACACAACATGACAATGAAACAATGGTTCGAGAGCACCATTTATTTTTTCTCACTTAACTCCCTCCAGAGCGAGATAGGGTAGATTGACTTAACAAATCTGCCGAGCCGCGCGCAAAGCACATCAAATCCATGTACCACGCTTGGCCCCTTGTGTCGCCAGTATAGTCGATTGCCTTCACGATATACACGCCGTCAGTGGCAACGCTGGCAGGCTGCTGCAACGAACCGGTCACCACCAAATTACCATTCTGGTCTGTTTCGCTGATGCGGCCCGCTGACTGCGCTATCTCGCTGTCTGATAACGCGGCGCGGTAAACAGACATCTGATCCAGCTGGATAGTGCCGTTAACTCTGATGTTCGGGTTAATCAGGCAACGCACATTCACACCAGCGCCCATTGTCTGCTGTGGCATTCCGATTAACCCGGTTTCGCTGTTCAGCACAATGGCCTCATGAATGTATTTGTCCACATTAACCATTTGGACTTGGCCGTCTACCAGTTGCCAGGTGGCGTTACACATTTGCGCGACCGAGTCCATGACCTCGCGCGCCGGCTGAAACAGGGGTAACCCACGCGGGAAAACCGTTGTAGGCATATCGCCGGTGATGCCCTGGGTAACCCCGAACGCGTTAAAGCTTTTCATAGCCACATTGTGTACGTCTGCAACCGTATAGCCGGCGGCCAGCGTTGTATTCACCATGGCATATAGAAACGCCTCATGATCCCCTACAGCCTGAATCAGTATCCAAGAATCCGTTGGATTGTCTTTACCGGTGATAGTGAAACGAATGTCACCCTCAAATATCTGTCCGTAATTCTGTCCGTCTCGCTGACCAGTTGTTGCTGGGTCTACCTTTCGTGCTACGCCGACCTGATCGGCAGAGACGTCCGGCGCGATACCGTCATACCCGGCTATCATCCGAATTTTGGCAAACTCCTGCCCCAGAATACGGTTCTGCGTATCAGCCGACAAATTGTAAATTTTCACATTCGCCACACGCGGAAATCGGGTGTCAGCCCATTCGATGCGGAATGTGACTTTAAAATCGGACAAGCTGACGCCGCTGCCCTGCTTATCAAGCAGCTGCAGTTCAAAGTGGCGCATCCAATTCTGGCTCATTACTGCTCCTGAATAAAATAGAGGTGACTGCCGAGCCCGAGATTGGTTTTCGTCGGCATTTCCGGCTGATTACTGTCAGCAATGACCACCAGGGCACCGGTTATGCCCAGATGGGTGTACTGGGCCAGCAGATTGGCCCCGGGTACCAGGGGGATACCGTTGACCAATGCGCCACCGGCGCTGTCCATTAAATCAAGTATCCAGCCTGCCGCATCCCGCCAATTGATCCGCATAGTGAACTGCTGGCCGCCCAGGGTAATGCCGAATTGCTGATTGTCCGGCGTCAGCGGAATTTCCTGAATGTTCATCACGTCGCTCCGGTAAAGGTGCCGAGGGCTTTTTTGATGCCGTCCATGCCCTGTGATAGTACGCTCTCATTAACCGGCTTAGGTGGCTTGGTGCCTGTGTTTTGCGTGGCTGATGTGCTTACCCCGTCTGCCATATTGTCTTTGGGGGCAACCTTCACGCTTTGGGTTTTAGAGATGATTACCTCACGAAGCGACAGCACGCACATCAGCACGTTCTCACTCGTTCTGTCCGTAGTGACCTCTATCGAGCGGATCAGCATGTTCTGATACTGACGTTTACCTGTGATGACATCGAACGGGATCCGCGTCTGCTGCAGGTCAAGCAATTGCTGGTAGACCTCACTCGGGCCAGTCCCCAGCGACAAGCCCGTACTCATATCAAAGATTTGCGTGGTATCCACAAAATCTAATAGCGAACCACCACCGGCAAACCCCAGCTCCATAGTGACCTCAGACGGGCGCTTGTAGGCGTGATCACTTACCTGTGCGCCAATCTCAACCGGGTGTTCAGTGATTTCGAGGGTATCGCTGTGCTTTTCAGAAATTGCTACGCTGGGCACGATGGCCCCTATACGCCTTTTTTGCTGCGAAAATAAAACAGAGAGAATATCCACTATTGCGGCCTCGCATAGAGTTGTTGCGTCAATCGAGAGTTAACGCCTGTCTGACGTTCAGCAACTTCAATCCCTGCACGTGCCGGATCGCTAACGCCGTGGATATGAATGTTTGTTTCCTGCTGTACTGTCGCGCCACCAGCACCCGGCATATTACTGCGTACTTTCGGGATGTAGTTCCGTGTCTCCGCCGGCATTAGATCCATGCCATGCTTCTGAACGTTGCCGATCCCCCAGTTGTAGGAAGCCAGCGTTTTATCCAGATCGCCGCCGTTCATGCGCAGCAACATGCCAAGATAGCGCGCCGCCGCATTGGCTGATTTCTCGGGGTCGAAAACGTCATTCCCCCGCAGGCCCATGTCCTTTGCAGTTCCAGGCATAAACTGGAATAAGCCTTTCGCGCCGGCACCGGAGATAGCGAACTGGTTACCACCGGACTCGGTCAGTGCAACACTACGAAGCAGGCCAACTGGCAGGTTATACATCGCCTCTAATTTGCCCATCATCGGGGCCATCCACCCCAATAATTGTCCACCCGCTTCCGTAGGTTGCGGGCGTTTTACAGTCCCATAGGCATCATATGCGTTAGTTGCTCCGCCAGTGCTGGAAACGTTATCCCACCAGGAGTACATCCTGTTAAGCACTGCATCAGCCTTGCCAAGAATCCCGTCGGTACTAACATGAGGCTGGTTAACGCGATCAGTAAGATACTGACCAACATTTTTCCCTTCTTTTTTCGCTTCTTCCTGAAGTTGTCCGATTTTATCCCAGGCACTGATTGCAGCCATTGCCGCAAGAATGGGGCCAAAACCACTACCAACCTTGGAGATGCCTGAGAGCATTTTTACTGCCCAACTACCAGCAACAAAAGTTGCAAGAAGTTCAAAGGCATTTTTCCACCCACCCACGGCGTCTTTCAGCTCGAGCAGCTTGTCGCGGATCCAGACAATAGCCTCACGGGCTTTTTTAATACCAGGCTCCCACTCTGCCCAGTTGATCAAGCTTTTACCGCCTTCCTTCCATGTCTGGTAGTCGTCCCACAAGAGTCCAAGCCCGATCACCAGCGCGGTAATTAAACCAATGGGCGACATCAGGAAAGCGCTATTCAGCATCCTCCAGGCCACCAGCAGCGCGCCAAATATCCCCAACAGTTTTTTCGACTCTGTATTGAGGCTTTTCCACCAGTCGATCACCTGGCTAATGGCTTGATAACCGCGATAGAACATTCGCCCAAACACTTCCGCAAACCAGAGCACGCCCTTTACCGTTTTGGTAATGAAGCCCTCTATCTTCGGGAAATTGTCCATGATTCGCTTGCGTAGCGTATCCAGTGAGCCGCTTAATCCACCAGCGAGGTCTGAGCCTATCTTGTCCTTTGCCATGCCCAGCAACGCGGTCAGGCTGCGCATGGAGGTCATGAATTTGTTGGACTGCTGCGCCGCGCGGTCGGCATTCAGACCGGTGGCTTTCAGCATGCCTTGATAATCCGCCGTAAACCCGGTAATCCCCCGGCGCATCGCGAGCAGCGTGTTTTCATCAATGCCCAGCATCTGCGCGTACTGGTTAGCACGGTACTGCGGCATGCTGCGCAGCTTGTCGCCTACACCGGTAAAGATGGCGGCAGTATCCCGCATTCGCCCATTAGCGCCACGGGTTTGCACGCCAAGGCGATTCAGGAATCCTTCTGCACCCGGACTGTTACGCATGAACCGCGCCAGACTTTCCAGCGCCCCCTGTGCGGAAGCCGCGTCGGAACCCGTTTGGGATGCTGCATAACCCAGGGCACGGATGCCAGCCACGGAGGCGCCAGTGCGCTGTGATGCCCAGTACAACTTATCGGATGCCTGGGCTATTTTCGTGGTAAACCCAATCACGGCCAGCGCCGCCCCCTCCACCGCTACGCCCATTTTGAGTACGTTCGCCGTGACGCCGGCGACCACTGCAGAGAATTTCTGCTCGCCGGCAGAGTCGATTTCAAAGCCGAGCGAAATCAGAAAATCCTTGATAGTTTCAGCGTTCATTGTCCTGTCTCCATTTCGCGATCTTCGCTTCGTTATCGGCTTCCATATCGAGATAGTCATTCATCAGCGCGATGTCATACAGGTCAATGCGCCCATCCTTGAGCGCTTCGTATTTGTATAACCCGGCGTGCGCCGGCCGCAGAATGTAATCCTCTCCACCCGGCAGAACATCCAGCGTTATTCCTGAGCTGGCGGTTCCTTCTCGCTGCCTTGGAGTTCTTGCAAAAAATTTCCCAGCGAGTCCCCAATAACCCGCGCCACAATTTGCAGCATGGTCATCAGGTCGATGTCATCAAACATCAGTTCCCCACCTGAAAAAATTGCATCAAATCCTTTGCCGTTCTCACACCGAACAACAGCCAGGCACGGATGGATAATCGCGTTGCAGTCGTCTTCTTGCAGGTCTGCCACCGACTGGGCAATTTTGGGCAACGCTGATTCAATGGTGATTTTTCCGCCTTTCAGCTCACCCAGAATACCGGCCAGTACCGGAAGCAATTTGCGTGACACTTTCAGCTGTTCGAATACGCCCAGCTTGGTCGAGCGGTACTTTTTGCCTTTAATTTCGAATTCCATGCATTACCCCTTAAAAAGTACCCAGCAACTGGTCGATTAAGCCCGCGTCAAATACCCAAGAAACAGTGCCGCCGTCTTTGGCGTTCTGCCAGTCAGGTTGCTTCTTAAATGCCACAGAGCGAGCGACGCAGACATCGTTACTGGCGCTGTTGCGCAGGGTTATGACGTTATTGCCCCAGGTTGCAGAAGACAGTGACTGCGCGTTATACAGCGCACTTAGCTTGGCGTTAGTTGGGGAGGTTTTCAGCATGGTTACAGTGATTGAGCCAGATTTACCGGCATGCAGACTATGCATCACATCACCACCCGCGCCGGTAGTCATGGTGTTCTTGTCCTCAGTCATTGTGACTGTGATACCCTCCTCCGCGTTACCTGAGCCATAACCCAGATCGAACGCACCACCAGGGCCAACAATCGAGGCGGAAAAATCCAAAAAGCTGTAAGTAGACATTCCCCGGCTCCTTAGCGGTTAACGTTGATGATGATGTCGGCGAAATGCACGGCACCGGCCAGTTTAATCGCGCTCTGCATCACCGGCGCCTTGCGTGCTTCACGGTCGGCCTGTGCCTGTGTGGCAATCGGTGGTGCGTAGGTGTAATACCCCGTGGTCAGCGTGTCACCGGTGTTCAGGCCGCCAATTGGGTCACCGTTCCATACACCAGGTGCAATCAGTCCATTGGTTGCACCCTGCGCGAGCGAACCATTGACGCTGGTCAGCAGGCGGGTAATGCCAGGGTCAGTTTGCGGCACCTTGGTCGCACTGGTGTAGAGCACGTTATAGAGGTTGTTCTGCACGTAGTTCTGCAACCAATCCAGGCCGTGGCGCTCATCAAAGAAATCGCCATTACACATCAGGCCTTCCTGGATGATCGCCGTGTCGTTGTCATAGTTGACGAACATGTTGCAGTTCTTCGCGGTCAGGGTTTTGGCCTGGGTTTGAGTGAGCGTTTCAGGCGTGATGCCTGGCTCTTGTTTGAACTTCAACGTGATAGTGGTGTTGTTGCCGAGGAAATTCACGGTAAACGCGCGACCAAAGATAGACGCAGACGCATACGGGCTAACGCCGGAATACTGAATGAAGGTGCGGCCGTACTTGGCATTTTTCAGCTTGCTTGCGATGTCATTGGTGTTATCCAAATCCAGCACACCGGTGTTCTGCGTGGTGTACCCAAAGATCCGGGAAACGTCGTCGGACTGGATAAACGCCGCGACGCTGATCACGTCGTCATCGCTCAGTGACGTGTCGGCGATCTGCAGGCCATACCAACCGGTAGACATATCGGCCAGTTTGTAGATGCAGGACTGAATGTTTTCGGCAGCAGCGCGTGCTATGGCCAGAGCGCCAGCACTCTGCACCGCGCCCATCATCGCCGAAATATCGGTACCGGTGGTATTGGCAGAACCGTAACCGACTGCCGACGAGGCACCGGAGGTTTTCGATGTGATGATGAATCGGCTGTTCACCGCGTCCCAGTTCACGATCGCCGTAGTCAGTTTTTCAGTGATACGCGCGGCCACACCGTTCAGATTGGTTTCCGCCGAGAAATCGACTGCGGTCACCGTCTTGTTAGTGCCGTCGATGCTGATTTTCATCGCACCATCGGTCACTGATGCCCAGGTGCTGATCGCCATCTGTGCCGGCGTCAGGATGGCGCAACGTAACAGCGCGGCCTGGTCTTCTTTAATCCAGCGCCCGACAAACAGCGTGCTGGGTTTCGGGGTCTGCTGGAAGTACAGACTGGCGGCCTCATACTCTGGTGCCTCCATGCCGAAATCTGCCGCGACATCAGTAATGCTTGAATAGCTGCGCATGCGCTGGCTGCCGTCGATCACATCGGAGCCGCCCACTACCAGTAGAGCCCCAAAATTACGGCTCTGTGCGGCGCGCAGCGCCATATTCACCGTCACGCTGACGATGTTCGATACAGGTAAGCCCTGTTGCATAGATTATTCTCCGAGGAATTGAACCGGTGCTTCCACCAGCGATTTGATGCCGTACTCGCGGATCACTTTGCGGCGCAGGCGGACGGAAATGTCATACCGGCGTACCCACTGGTTATTGATGAGTTCAGGGAAAGGAATGATGTCGCCAATACTGCCCAGCGACAGCCCAATGGCTTTTAATTCATCGTTGTTCTGCGTCAACGTCAGACCATCACGAAAAATCGTCACCAGGCGCTGACTTCCGGGACCGTAGAAGCTGGCCATGCACTCAACCACTTCATGCCGCCAAAGTTCCGAGCCTTCATCTGTCGTGTTGGTAAAAGCCGGGTTTGCATCTGCCTGAAAGCCGGAGATACCAAAAGCGCACCAGTTCACATCGGCGGGCATCAGCGGAGGCTGCACTGGCATCCAGCGTGGCCGCACGTGACCATCAGGCAACCCAGTTACCCCCATCACCCAATCACTCAGCGATCGCTCCAGCGCTTCGTCATCCTGCTGGTTTGAGGCGGTTGGCGTCAGGTATCCCGGCTGCGTACTGGTGTTATTGCTCAATGGGGATCCCTCCATCGAACGGCAGCAATTCACAATGGGCCTGCACAAAGCCGGCACCATACGCCGTGTAGGGGTCTACAAATGTCACACGGTAATCCCGGTTCTGATAGGTCACGACATCAGCATCGCGTGAGGTCTGGCCGGCAGTGAGCCGTTCCGTTGTCACAATCAGGATGGCACCGGTGATCACCTGCCCCGCCTGCATACGTCGCGCTTCCAGTGACCGATCGACAGTGACCACACCAGAGAACGGAATTTTCACCGACTCATTACTGGCGAAGCCTTGGCGATCAACCGTCTGCTGATTTCGTGTAACCACCAGCGAGGTATCGCAGAAATCCGGGTCGGAAAGCACGTCAGTCACGTCAAGAAATGGCATTTTTATCCCTCACAACGTAGGTGATAGTCCGGCGATACTCGCCAGTATCAATCAGTGGGTTCTCACCGTTACGCGGCGCTACTTTGCGATGCTTTCTTGCATACAGCGTGGACGGTGCCAGTGGCGTCAAATTGCCGATGATGATGTAGCGTTTCACCGCATTGGAGGCAATCACGCCAGCGCGAGCCAGATACTGCTCTGCGCGGCCTGATTTCCCATCCAATACCGCAAGTGCTGCTAGTTTCAGTTGAGCAGTGGTTTCATCCTGCACAGACCTTACTCCGGGCTGCAGGTGCGGACGCGGCGGGATGTTCTGTGCCGGAGAGCCGTTTTCGTTGATATAGCCGATCCCGGCGTTACCGAAGGGAACATCCTCGCGATCGGATGCTTCACCCGGGATACCCACCAGCACGTCTCGCCGCCCAATCTCGCTAAGCGCGGCCAACACATCACGGGATTTGTCGGCCCGCACTTTTAGCCCACTTTTCATAGCTGGCGGCCTCCAGCACCAAACATGCAGATGTACTGGTAAAACTCCGCGCCGTAGCGTGTGTTGTTCCAAAAACCTGCATCCGGGTTTAGCGTGGCGCTGTTGTCATAACTCACACTGACTTTATCGACCGACTTGGACGACACCACACCGCTATTCGCACCACCAGCACCACCGGCCATCGCCGCGCGATTGTCCACCGCCTGCAGCGCCGTATAGTGGGCGACAAACAACTCGACCAGATAAACGAACAAATTCCCCAGGCGTCGCTCATCAAGCAAGGCGTCAGCCAGGTTTAGGCGGAATTGGATTTGTGCTTCAGGGTAGCGGGTAGTGTCATTGAACTGCGGAAAGTCGGTACGAAACTGGGTTACAGTGGGGAGCGTTTTATTTTTTTGCTCCATTGTTTTTCTCCAGTTTCGCGGACAACTCTGCCACCTGGCCAGTCAGCTCGGCGATCTGTTGGTCTTTTTCCGCAATCGCTGTATTGCGCTCCTGTAGACCTTCGGCGGCAGCTTGAATTTGTCCCTGCAACTCTGCCACCTGGCCAGTCAGCTCGGCGAGATCACCTTGAAGCCTTTCGATGATTAGCGCCGACTCCCCATCACCCGCCGGCAGGGATTCCCCTTCCGCGGGTTCGGAATAACGCTTCACAAACCAGTGTTCAGCGATATCGTCTTCCACTAACTGGAGGCCCGCCACAAAATGGCGCTTGGTGTAATCAGGCAGAGTGAGCTCAAACGGCGTGTGTACACGAATCTTTTTCATATCGTTTCCTGTAAGCCCCTTGCGGGGCTGATTGTTAGATGCCGTCTACGTAGTGCATGGTGTCGGTATAACGCAACTCAACCGCGCCAACCTTGCCGTAGTAAGTGACAATCTGACGCAGGTCACGATATTCCATTGGCGTGCGCTGCAGCGGAACTAGCGGGAACTGCACGTATTTGCGATCCTGGGTATAGAACGCCGCGCGGTTGGTTGGTACGACGCCGTCTTTTTCCAGCCATTTGACCGGCTGAATATCGAGCGGCTTGCCGTTTTGCTTGTACGCGATGGTGTTCTCGGTCAGGTAATCCAGCAGTGAACGGTTACCAGCGGTCGATACAATGGTGCTGACCAGCAGTGCGTATTCATCCGGCGAGATAAGCATTTTGTCTGGCACGACGGCACGACCAGTTTGTTTCCATGCATTGGTGAGACCGGCATCGATAGAGGCGCGGATCTCATCAGCAGTACTCTGTTTCCACGGCTTAGGCGCGTTGGAGGTTTTTACCCCCTCCTGGTTCAGCAACCCTTTCACGTTAAGGATTTTACTGCCGACGTAAACCTGACGATCGAGGTTCAGTTGATACACCTGATTCATCGCTTCCAGTTTTTGCGAGTCAATCGGGCGCCCCAACTGCATTGCAGCAGCCAGTTCGTACACCGTCCACGCCAACTGACGTGACCATGGAGTCAGCGGCAGACCGGTGCGGTTGATATCCAGGTCAATGCCTGGAATGACGTTAGTACTGTTGCTGATCCACGATTCCCCCTCATCACCCACTGAGCTCGGTGCCGCGAAGGTGCTGTTGGTGAAGCTGGAAATCTCATCCGCGATAGAGACATCTTCACGCAGGTCAATATCACGGCTCCAGGTGTAGGCCAGCAACGGAAGGTTGAGGGTCTGATCCAGTCGCTCCAACTGGCCCAGCAGGAACGCACCGGCGTTATCGACGGTCTTGCGGTCAAAGGTATACATAGAGAGTGCTTTCCTTAAATGTTGTAGGCAATTTCAGCGACGCCTTTGGCATCAGCTGCGCCAATGAAGCGAGCGTTGGTCAATTGAACGGTGTTTTCCGCTGTGGCATCGGCAACAGCTTCGAAGCCACCGATGGGCTTGGCCTCAGTGCCCGCCTTCACTCGCACGAACACGGGACCGTTATCGGCGACCGTTCCAGCATTGACCTTCACCGAGATATAACCGCGCACCAGCGCATCACCGGTGTGGTTGTAAGGAACAGACAACTGACGCGCCAGATCGCTGTCCGACATGAACGGATAAGAGCGCACCCGGATGCCGAAGAACGCGGTAGCGGCATCATCTTCTTCAAGTGGTACAAACTTGCCGCCAACTTTTTTGCCCATCAGGCCGTCACCAGCGAAAGGCTTGTCGGTGTTCATTACTACGGGCTCGATGGTGGAATGAGAGGGGCGAGTGACCGCGCCCGCATAACCAAAATCGGGTGTGAAAAGAATGGATGAACCGGTCATTATTTGGCCCCTTTATTGTTCCAGAAATCACGCTTCGCCGTATTCAGGTCAGCGATGCTATTGGCGTGCTCAGTCATGTTGAGCGAGAAAACACTTTGCTTGGCGTTATTGCGCACCCGGGCAATTTCACTGGCGCCGTTAAAGATGCTGTCAACGGTTGCAATAGGCAGCTTCATGAAATCGGTATTGGTTCCCGCCAGCGGCGAGATCAACGATTTACCGTCGGTGGTTTTGTAGGCAGCACCCAGCACCTGGCGTTTCAGCGTGCCCAGCTTTGCCCCTTCCGGCATAGAGAAGCCTGGAAGAATAAGCTCTGCACGGGCCGAAACGTCCTGGTGATAGGCTGAGTCACCGGTCAGTTTCTTCTCTTCGCGATCATCTTCTTCGGTAGTGCTCTCATCGCCCGTAGGGGATGCCGGGGTTAATTTCTCAATCAGGGTTTTCACCATCGTTTCCAAAGCGCCCAGACGTTCCTCCACGCTTCCGGCCTCATCGCCGGTGAGTTCTTTCACTGGCAGCGCTGCGTCTGGCCCTTCCACCTTAACGACAATGGTCGGGGTATCATCCAGATCGTCGTCACCGGTTAACGTATCCGGCGCGTTATCCATCAGTTCCTCAGCGGTGGCCGCGTCGTTGGTTTTGATTGCTCGTTTGAGCTTGGCAAACCAGCCTTTATTTTTTGATGCCATATTTTTGCTATCTCCGATTGAACAGCGTTTACCGGCCCGCCCATCAGGAACAAGCGCGATGTGGTTACCAACAATGTTGATTTGGTCTGCTTTCCCGACATCGGTCTGCTCATAGTCCGCGTCGTAGCCGCATGAAATTTCCCGCAAGCCGGCGTTAATGGCCCGGATAGCGGCTTCGTTCTTGATGATGAGATCAGCCAGCAACAAATCGGCCTGATCGCCCGTGCCCCGACGAACGTTTTGCGCATGTCCCTGCGCCAGCCCCTGCCAGTTGGTTGGGTCAACGAACAGGATGTCACCGGCCGCATCCTCGGGGTGCAAAATGACAACTGTCATGCCTTCGAATGAGGCGATCGACTTTGCGCTGAATACCTGCTCAGGGCTTCGGGTGACGACTATTTCACCGTCTGCATCCGGCTCGATATCGGGCAGGTCATCAGCGGCATACAGCTGGCTTCCCGTTCGTGCTATGGGTACGCCCTCGCACAATAGAGAGCCGTCGGCTAACAGGTAACGTGTTTCACCCAGTCGGGTTTTAAAGAAATATTTCATTGTTCACCTGCTGACTCGCGGGCATAAAAAAAGCCACCGAGTGGCAGCCTGATTAATTATCGAATTTGAGGGGTTTTTAACATAATGACCGTTTCGCGTACCGCGCCGATCGCCCCAAGTTAAAATGTCACCTTAAAGGCGCGAAAGCGGTAATTAACTCGGCTGAAATGGCCGGTTTTCGAGAACAACATTTTTGCAACAAATCGCCTCTATTGCTATTGGTGATGATCTGCCCCTTTAACGTCTATTTTGCTCACTTTTCAGGAATAACCACTTCACAGTAACAACGGCAGTTCGGCAACGCGCCGGCGTGGCCAGTCATGCCGTCTAACGTTGGCGGGCTTTCCCAGCGTACGAACTTGCCTTCCATTTTGGCGTGAGAGTGACGCACGTCACCATCATGAGCCGTTCGCCAGATATACCCCTCGGAACCCACGGCCGTTGCGCGTGCCTGCGTCAGCGCCTGTGTGGCCCGTCCAATCTCGGTGCGAGCAATTAGCCTGGCGCGCGATTTTGCTACGTCGCCAGAACGATAGATTTCGTCTGCTAGCGCTTTGCTGCGCCCGCCTGCAATCATTGCGTCTATCGCCTTTGACTGGATTTCCATAACCCTGTCAGCGGCCTGCAGGGGAAGAGATTTCATCAGCTTGATATTCTCTTCAACGATGTTTCGCGCCACCTGTCCGATCGAGGTATTTTCCATCTGGAAACGTAATCCAGCAGAGATTTCCTCCGACACCTGGCGCCACTGCGTCGCCTCCTGACGTGCAACACCGTCGAACATCTTGGCGGCCACGGACTCAGCCCAGGGGGTTATCAGTTCGGCGTACCTGCGCAGACTGACCTCAACGGCCGTTGCCGATAGATCCGAACCATCGTAAGTACCATTGACGATGTCGCCCACGGCTTGCGCTATCTTTCGTAGCTGTCCCGCGTAAGCCCTTTCCTCCCGCTTCGAGGTCAGCCGGGTCGATATCGCCGAGCGTTGGCGGGTCGATGTCTTTCGCATCCTCAATATCCTCGTCGCTGATATTCGAACCTATGCCAGTCACTTTGGCAGAATCCCGCAGCTCAGCACGTGCAACATGCAGCGGCATTAAATCGCCTTCTACCGCCTTATTCAGCGCATCCACAGTATTCAACGCCACGGTAGCCCTGTCGGTTTCAGACATCTGCCACAACGGGTTAAACTCGAAGGCAAAATCATCCGGTAGCGGCGTGCCGAACTCTGAACGGTGCAGAACCTCGAACAACCGGCGGATCGGGCGGCGCAGTCGGCGTACCTGCAGCGTGCCCACGTTGTCGTAGTAGTTGGCCAGGTCAGTATCGCCTGTCGAAAACCCTGCCGGCGATTGCCCGAACAGGCGAACCAGCGGGATACCCGACGCACCAGAGATCTGCTGTGCAAACTGCGCCAGCACGTCAGACAACCCGCTGAACGAATAGGAGTGCGTTTCAAACTTGTCCTTGCTGTCCATGATGGTCATGCCTTCAATGGACTGGAACAGCCGGATCATGTCGAGGTGCTTCATCAGCCCCGCTTCTAGTTCGCCACCAAGGCCAAGGATTTCTCGCAGCCTTTCGATGCTATAGGTACGTAGGTGTGCTTTGTGGATCAGCTGAGCGGCGCCAGTGCTTGAACTGTCATAGGCCAGCAGCCGGTCATAAATACGCTCAACGACTGACATTCCCCAGCCATTTTCGGTATAGGCCTGCTGATATGGCAGTCCTATGCCATCCATCCGGATCACGCGGCTATGGTGTATTTTCCATCCGGGAATACCTTGCGAGGTTCCCACCACTTCGTAATATTTTGGCTTTCCCAGGTCGGGGCCGAGGTCGGTAATCACGTCGGTAATGGTCTGGTTCAGCATCCAGCGGTCGAGCGGCAACACCCCTTTGAAAGCATCGCGCCCGATGGTTTCCATGCGCAGCGGCGTGCTCATGTCCTGACCGTCGATCATAATGACACCCAGCGCTCCACCATAAAGCCGTGACCATTTGATGGTGTCATTCAGGGCATCCCACAGCGCCAACTCTTCCCAGCGCCCTTCGAGTCTACCTTTCGCCTCTGGCTCCATCTGCGTCGTGATATTGACGCCTTTCTTTGTCATGTCGTCGGCAATGGTGTCTACTGCGGCACCAATCAGCCAGGATGAGCGGTAGGCAAACTCCAGCAGCGTGCGATTGCGTGATGTGAAGTTGGGAAAGTAAGTCCCGTCGCTACTCAGGTTGGGCGTTTGGATGCCCAGGCGCGCGGTCAGGTTCTCGTAACCATCGACGGTACGATGACTTACTGTTTTGTTCTGCGCCTTCCCTCGGGCGCGGCTTTTTCGTGACATTACACGCTCCTGCCCAGTAAGGCCCAGATATCCAAGGCGCGGTCTGTTGGTGCAAACGCCATAATCAGCGCATCAGCCATGTTCGGCGACGGTATGCCGCGCTTCTTCATGTCCTTTTTGCTCTCAACCTTCACACGCCCGTTATTGTCATAATCGACGCGGGGCCGGGACAGCTCCGCCTTGAGGAATTCCAGTTTTTTGATGTGCGCCTTTGACAGGCTGATTAACTCATCCGCTGGATAAGGCAGAGCCACATGCGGATCCTGCTTTCTGGCCTCCAGGCACCGCCACGTTTTATAGAAACGGTCACGCACTCCCCACCAGGCCTGCGCCTTGATGTTTGAGAACATGTCCTTGTTGGTCTTCCCTGGCATGTAGATGTCGTCCGGGTCTTTGACGGCCTCTCCGGCGTTAAACCCTTTGACGTTGATGGATGCCACTCGCTTGAGATGCGCCTTTACGCCCGCACCCACGCCAATCGAATCATAAATAATGGTGTTAATGCCGCGTTCTGCTGCATAGGTGTTCACCCTGTTGGATGAGTCGATGACATCACCCTTGTTCCAGTCATCCATGTCGAGCACGACCGAACCGTAGGCATAACAGAGTGCGTTGCAGTCCTCGCCTTCATCAGCCACGTCAAACCCAACGCGCTTTTCCCCGGCCGTATCAAAGCCCAAGGCGATATGCGCATCAACGGCTGCCTCAATCCACGATGGCTTGATGATGGCCAGCTCCGAGTCGGCTACCGGCTCACCTTCCCAGATATGCCGGTAGAGGTCGTAATCTCGTTCTTTGCATTCCTCCATTTCGGCGCGAAGCACCTCGGGGAACCACGGATTATCTGACCAGTTAACCTTAAGCGATATGCAATCACCTGGCGGGTTGGCAATGAAGCGCTGGTAGGTGTCGTCCAGAATGTTTTTCGGGTTGAAGCTTACCCAGATTTCAGAGCCAGGTTTACGGATAGTGGGGATCAGGATATCCCATGATTCTTTGGTTACTGCTTCGGCTTCCTCTACCCAGCAAATATCGATGCCTTCGAGTGATTTTATTTTGGTCGGGTTGTTCTTGATGCCGTAGAACATAAACTCGGCACCGGTCACCAGGTGGCGGATAGCATACCGTTGTACCTCAAACTCGGCCTGGTACCCTTCACGGCATATCGTGTCATCAAGCAGGCGGATCACCGAGTCACTGATACTGTTCTGCAACTCACGTGCGCACAGGAATCGATATTGCCCGCGCCGCGCTATCTCAACCAGGAGTCGGGCCATAGACCAGCTTTTACCACTTCCACGGCCGCCCCATGCCGCTTTGTACCGTGACGGCCCAATGAACGGCCTGAATATTGGGTTTAACTCTGACATTTGGCTATCCTGATGAATGACCGCGCGCAACGCAGCAAAAATGCGCCACGCTGAAAATCAGAGTGACGAAGCAATGTTTATCAACAAACTATTTGAACGAGATGAAAACCAATAAAGCAGGCCAGTTACCACCATAATGATGGTGCGTGACGTATGTTTTTGGCGTGTTGAGAAGGAGATTTAAGCGACTAAGAATAAAGGGAAAAGTAGTATTTCACGCACAAGTTCGCTTAAGAACCATTATGTTAAAAACCCGTTTTTATGACGTGCTACACGTGTCCCGGATTCATTTTTTCGTACCAAACAAATCTTCCAGCGACGGCAGCCCTTTGATGGTGTGCTCGTTTTTCTTCGGCGCTTCCCAGCCTCGCATCTCGGCCAACTGTTTGATAGCAGACTTCGCGTCGTGCAGTTTCAACTTGATGCCCTCCTTGCCGGCTGTGATTTCCGCGATAGCATCGAGCAGTTCAGGCGTTTGCTTCACTGAATCCCTGAATCGCCACACAGCCTGGATAATCGGCTGGCCGTTTTCATCATTGCCCATGTCGTGCTCTGAGAACTCCACCAGGTCACGAATGCTCGCGCGCCCCATCGTCGTCAGTCGCTCCATCGCTTCCTCATACGACATGATCGCTTCGCTCACGGACTCATATTGCACAGCTTTAAGGAAGGCTTGGACGTTACTATTTGTTACTATCTGGTTCGCCTTGGAGCGCTCACCGTCGCCCTTTGCTCTGCCCCCAGCCTTTCGGTATGCCTCGGTCTGGTTGGCACCGTTCAACAGGTGTGTGACGAATTTTTTCTGCAATGCGGTCAGGGCATCGAAAAGCGCCTTCTGTTCTTCTGTCAGCGTCATTTCGACTCCTTAGTCATCTTCCTATACGTTAAATCGGTGATTGGTTATCCTTGCGCCGTCGATACCATCAATGCAGGTTTGCGTGGTGTTGCTTACAACTACCTCAACCATCGCCAGCACACGTGATCTAACCTCTTCCATAAATTCTGCTACGTTTTCCCCGGTGAATGGGCGACCAAGGAATTCAGCCTCTACCGCCTTAAACACAGCGTTGATTTCTTCGTCGGTGGGGTATTTGCATTCCACCGCAACCGTTAACTGAGCCATTTTAGAGTTTCCTGCTGGTTGGTTGGATATAATCCCGGAGCGTCAGTTGACCGCGTCATGGGAATTCAGCGTATTTATTCTGTAAAAGACACTCAGTGAATGCCTTTTGCAGAATTTTGTAAATTCAATCTTCATGCAGCTTCCCGCACCTGGCGCACTTTGAGCGCGGCCTCGGGAGTGCGAAATCGCTGGATTGAACCCATTCATCTTCCCATTCATGCAGGCCAATGAAACAGGTTCGTCCAAACAGCATTACCAGCGGAGGTGATGCGAACCAGCCAAATGCTATGCACATCAAAATGAAATCAAGTACCGTCATTTCTGCCTACCATCATCAAGCCGCCGTATCTCCAGCAGTTGGTTGTTCGCCTTGTCGAGCGCAGCCAGCAGCGGGTCAATCCACAGCACCGCCTGGCAATATGTCAGGGTGCCGGAGGCAGTGGTGCCAGTACCGGTTGTGTCAGCGTCGCCGGTATCGGCTGACATTGCGCGGGAACGTAAACGGTGCGTGTAGTTGAGCAGCCCACCAGCAATAGCGGCAGGCACAGCCAGATCGCACGTAGGCTGATTTTTGAGGATTGTCCGGTATTCAATTTCTTTCCCCTGGGTGGCCGCGGCAGTGTTGATACTGTATTGGCTCGCTGCGCTGCTGATTGCGTTGGCGCGTTGGAGCTGAAATGCCTGGGAAGCAATGGTGCTCGTCTGGAGGTTGTTGTCGCTTTGTAGCTGCTCAATCTTTCCACCAGCCTCTACCGCGTTTGCGTGAAAGTAAAATGCCAGCCTACCCGCAACAATCAGAGCCACAACCAGCAGGCCGATCACCATCGTGCGCAAGCTGAATGAAGTGTTCATGACAAAAACATCTCTCGTTCTGCCGCTCGGCGCTTCACTAAACCCGGCATAACCTTACCTGCCGAATTGCGCCATTTGGGGAATTCGTCCGCTGAACCCTGGATGTCACCAGCGTTGAACTTCTTCACCAGCGTCGAGCTAGCGAAAGCAGGTCCGCCGATATTGAACGCCAGAGATACCATCGCGTCGAACTGGTTCTGAGTCATTGGGCGCTTAATAGCGCTGTTTACCGTCAGCTCAAACACAGCCAGATCATCAGAGAGAAATTGCTCTGCTTGCTCTTGTGTGATTCTGTCGCCTGGCTTCACACCCTTCGTATGCCCCCAGCCAATCGTCCACGGCTTACCACCAGAGCCTGGGTCTGGATAAGCCACCAGCTCAAGGGACTCGAACCCCTTTATGAAGTTACGGCCCTTGTTACTTGTTCGCATCCTGATTGCCTCCACCAAAGCGATTGCCAACGTACCCAGACAGGAAAGAGCTGAGTTTCTTCACGCCGACGAAACCGATAAAGCCACCGATGCCAACTGTTAGTGCTTTCGGCACATCAAAGTAATCCAGGGCGGAATAAGTCGTCAGTGCCAGGGCGCCGCACATCAATCCTTCGAAAATGGTTTCTTTCCAACTGCTGCCGGAGTAAGCCATTCGCAAGACAGCCATCACGATAGCCATCACAACACCACCGATCGGCACGTCGCCGCGCCACCAGGCTGCGAGAATTTCACTGATGTCCGCCCAGCTATGGGGGCTATTTGGCATTTTCATTACCTCCCCCTCGCCGGGGCTTGGCCCGATCTACGGGTGATAAAAACAAAAAGCCGCCAATGGCAGCCTTATGCGTTATTGATATGGATAGTCACATGGCCGTCATGACCAATAATCGATTTATCGCTTGGCTCGCTTTCGAATTGCTCCATAGCGATGAATGCAGCAGCTACATATTCACCAGCGGCTTTTGCCTGTGCTGAGTTAACAGAGCCCCTGGCGATAACTGCACATAGCGCATCACGGGCACGCTCTTTTGTCTCTTCGTGTAAATCGTTAAATTTCATCGTGAACTCCAAATAAAAAAGGCCGCACCGAAGTGCAGCCCTGAATAGGTGCCAGATACGATCTGGCTGTGCATTCCCGTCTCTGATATCGTTGAATCGCGACAAACAACCCTACAGAAATGGAGTTTATGGTGGATAAGTTTGATAGAAATGCGCAGCGTGAAACGCTACAGCTGCTTTATGATGCCTACCCAAACGAATTGACTGGTTCCCAAATGAAGGAGCTGGAAAATCATTACCCTGATGGCGATACCTTCGTGGCGAATTTGCTTTATCTCCACCAGCACCAGCTAATCAATAGCGGGCTCAAACCATCATCGGAAGGCTACGCTCTGGTTAACCGTCCAACCATTACGCACCGAGGCATCGACTTCATTCGCGGCGATGGTGGTCTCGGTTCGATTCTCAACGTTCAGACGGTGAAATTCCACGACAGCACGATCGTAGCGCTCGAAGATATCATTCGGGTTGCAAATCTTCCTGAGGAGAAAAAATCCGGGCTGATTTCAAAACTTCGCGAGCTTCCGGCAGACGCCATAAAACATTTGACCCTTCAACTACTGACGAAGGGCGTTGTGAACTTACCGGCAGCACTTCCACTAATTGAAAAAGCCCTCCAGTAGCACTGAACTCGTCATCGGGGCGGATCATGGTAAATCGCCCCCAACCAACGACATCGCTCAGCAGAACCCAAAAGTCCTCTTGGGTCGGCGCGCACAAGAAAAAGCCGTTGGGGTGAAAAACGGCAGTATTGATGACCATTTTCTACTCCCCGGTAATTGTCGCCAGTGGATCACCAGCAGCGCTTCTCTGATCCGAATTTCTCGGCCAGATTATCCGCATCAGGCAGCAGAGCCCAGGTAATATAAAAATTATGCGGCAGCATCTCGCTACCCATCCAAGGGTAAATACCAACGTGATAAATCTCGCCATCCTCTTCACGAGCACGGACAAATCCATCATGCCAGCCATCACAAGGGTTGAACACCAGCACTGCACGGCCATTGAGGTCCGCGGTCGGTAATTCACTGGCGGGACGGAAAACGAGACTTTCGGTAACGTGCTTTGACATTTCTGGGCTCCAGAACGACAAAAACCCCGCCATTGCTGGCAGGGTTTCGATGATAAGCGGTGTGTCGAAGTAACCACTCTTAGCAGATTAACCAGCCTTTTGGAATTCCACAAGCTTTTTTATCGCGGGCGGATAAATGTTCTCTTTCTGGCAATACCGGTCCATCTCAAGCGGCACATTCAACATCGCGAGACAGCCATCAATAAATCCCTCTGCCGCCTGTAGCCGCTTCAATACCAGCGTGTGAGAAATGCCCAGCTTGGTACCCATATTACGCACCGGTATGCGGTGGATATAATTCCACTCCAACAACATGCTCAGGTATGGGTCTTTTTTCTTCAAACACGCTACCGCCGAATTAATGATTAGCCCATCGTCGTCGCAACACGATGGCCGAGACTTGCCCGAGGGTGGCAACAGACCTTTGAAGCCACCAGCGATCGGCGAATATCCCACCCCGGCCCCTTCATTGGCGGCCCATGCGCCGTACCGCTCTAATATCATCTGAATGTCACGCATTATCTGCCCTCTTGGATTCGTACCGTGCCGCTACCAGCGCCATTCTGACTACCATCTTGCTGTATGCCATGTGCAGCTCCACCAGCCGAGGCATAAGTAACATCACCGGTCCCGTATACCCGCCATGTGCCGAACGGATGTATTGGACGATGGTGTGTTCGTCTTCGCGGGTTAGTTTCACTATGCTTTCCCCCTGCTGTAGCGCCGCTCTTTCTGCGCTGGCTGCTGTTTGCTGAGCCGCTCTGCCTCGATCTGGTCAACCGGTAAAAAGTGGCCATAGCGGAACTGGCGGTAAACCGTTCCCAGCGGACCATGACGGTTTTTGGTGACATTGACCTCGGCAATCCCTTTGGCTGGGCTGTTCTCGTTATAAAGTTCGTCACGGTAAAGCATCATGATCAGGTCGGCGTCCGCCTCAATGCTGCCTGAGTCTTTCAGGTCAGCGTTGACCGGGCGCTTGTTGGGGCGCTGCTCAACAGCTCGGGAAAGCTGGCTCAGCGCCACCACGGGGGTTTTGTTACGCATAGCCAGCCGCTTGAGGCTTCGGGATACCTCACCAACAGCGAGATCATGCCGCTGCCGTTCGTTGACCTTGATTAATCCAAGATAATCCACAAACACAGCTGCCAACTCTGGGTGCTCTGACTTCATGCGCTCAGCGTCTTGGCAGATTTGCTCTACCGTCAGATTGTTGGCGTCGATAATCCAGATAGGACGATCGGTCATTCGCCCAAGTCCGTCCGAAATTCGTGCCCAGTCCTCGTCATCCAGTTCTTGCGGGTGTTTCAGTTTGCTCGTTGAGAACCCACCAGCTCCGGCAATCTGCCGCTCAGCAATCTGAATGGCAGACATTTCCATGCTGAACATCAGCACCCCGCCCCCCTGGTCAGTTATTTTCTCGATGAGGTTTAAGGCGAATTCGGTTTTCCCCACTGAGGGACGAGCGGCCAACAAGACCAGATTGGTCGGCTCGAAACCGTTGGTAATTTTGTCCAACTCTTCGATACCTGTCAGGATATTTCGCCCTTCTTCGGTACCGGTCATCCGGGCGTCCATACGATCGGTGACGCCGGCCAAGAGGTCGTTGATGTGCACTGCAACCCGGACGCTGTCGCCGATACTCAGCTGTTGAATGCTCCCCTGCAGTTGCTGGATCGCGCCAATGGCGTCATCACCAGAGCGTGCGGCTTTTATCCCTTCCAGTGTGCCAGCTATGAGGTTTTCAGCCTGACGAACAAAGTGATTGCGGCCTACCATTTCCGCATAGGATTTCAGCCCTGCACGCGCCCACGCCTGGCTTGATACTGTCACTGCAATAGCTTCGTATCCGGCCCCCAGCTTGTCAGCCACGACGAACGGCGTAACTGTGCCGCCGGACACAGCCAACTGTTTGATGACCTGATACATCTCACGATATTGACGAGTGAAAAATGCCTCCGGCGCCAGCGTTGCCAACACATCGAAAGTGAGAGGTCCAGCCTCATCCAGCAGCAGGCCGCCAATAACAGCGCTTTCCGCTTCTTCGTGGGTCATGCTGCGGTACCGCCCTTGTTGCTTCGGTAGCTCGGCCAGTCGAACACCAGACGATTGCTGCCGCCGTCAGTGACGCGATCGACAATGCGGTCACCGACAAACGCCTTCAACTGGTCAAACGTCAGATTGCTGATCAAGATGGTCGGCAGGATATTTTCATACCGGGCGTTGACGATCTCCTGCAGGATGGCCAGCTCTGCCGGTGTACCGAACTGAACGCCGACTTCATCGATAATGAGCAGATCCAGCGTGGCGTAGTGGTTCAAAACCTCGGTTTCCGTGCGCTCAGACCCATTCCGCCAGGTGCTTTTCACTTCGCGAGTCAGGCGCATCACATCCGTAACTTCTACGTCAGCCAGGTGGTCGCGGATGATCTGCTTTGTCATCGATACCGCCAGGTGGTTTTTGCCGGTACCGCAACTGCCGGTCATCACCAGACCAGTCCCAGCAGCGAGGATGGCTTCCCAGTTCTGGGCATAACGTTCGCAATTGGCCAGATTCTTTGCGGCAATAGCGTTAACTGGCCGATAGTTGGCAAACTCGCAGTGCTGGAAACGTGGTGCAATACCGGCGTCATCGAGCAGGCTCTCAACGCTGAGCTGCCGCAATGCCGATTCAACATCGCGCTGTTCCGCCCGTAGGCATTCCGGGCACTGGGAAATTTTACGCCCCGGCCTTCCCCGGTACTCTGGACCGGTCAGCGTGATTTGCTGGTATTGGCCGTGCGTTTCACACGTCAGCGTCTGAGTCTGCTTTTCCCAGTTCGCATAGTGTGGCGGGGTCTGACCGTCCAGAGCAAAGTCCAGTTCGTCCGCCAGCTCTTGACTGCGACGCTTCAGTTCCAGCCGATTTTTGTTTTGTGCAAAATTAAACATAGTCACCTCGTATCACCAGTTGCATCCAGACTCACCGTAGTTCTGCCCCTCAAATCCCGACACCGGTGGCTGGGTATGCCGTGCACCGCCAGACACGGCTGGCGCTTGCCAGGTTTCTTCGAAGTGACGGTCGGGGCCGAAGAACGTGGCGGTCTGCTTGACGTACTCAGACCCCAGTTTGCCGGTAGCCACCACAAACGCAGCGTAGCGTTTCACACCTGCCAGCAGGGTTTCATGGGTAACCCCTTCGTGCAGACGGGCATTCCATGCTTTGTAGGCCGATGGTTTCGGATTGCCACCAGCGCGTTTTGGGTAGGACTGCCAGGCAGTTTCAAACTCAGGTGAATATTCCCGCTTAGCAGAGCGTGTCGGTGTGCTGGCTTCAGCCTGGACACCAAGGGTTTTATTCTCTGTAGTAGTCTCTGTGTAATCTACTGTATGAATGGATGCGGGATTTCCACATACCGGCTCGGGACAAACCCCCATACCTGTCTGCTGGTTTTCCACATCACTGGATGCGGAAATTCCGCATCCTTGCTTGCAGGAAATGCGCTTACTTGGTTGCGCTTGAATTTCAGGCCAAAGGAGAGCCTGCAAAGCTGATTCGTTCACACGGAAATACAGCTTGGCCGGGATGCCTTTTTTCACTTCCTCAAGCACTCCAGCGATCAATAATTTCTTGCGGGCTCCCTCTTGCTCATAGCGAGTTAACCCTGTTTCCTCTTCCAACTCTGCCTGCGTTTTGTAGAACCAATTACCGTCAGTGCGGTTGTGCCAATACACCATCTGCGACAGCAGAAGCGCACCGGTAACACCGACACCCAGACGGACAAAGGAACGTTGAAAAGCAACAGGCCGATCCATTAGCTGCAACAGCTGGCTCATACATCAACCCTCGTAAAATGTTTCTCTACCTGCCACAGAGGCAGCATGCATTCATGCTCATACCCAGGGCGCATAAACGTTACTTCCTGCTTTAATCGGTCATAACCAATGACGTGCACCACTACACCGCGTTTATCGCGATAGTGGCGGTCGAGTTGGACGACTGGATCACAACTCATACATTCGATTGTCTGGCCAGCTTGTCCGCCAGCCTTGCAGCAATGCGAACCCAATCGACACCCTCGCCCACACGGCCTGAATCCAGATACTTCTGTGCATCGATGAGAGCATTACGCAGGGTGTGCGCAGTTTCGCGTTCAGTTTTGGTCATTGCGATCTCTCCGCATGGCAGTAAACTGCCGGCATGATAGTTTTGGCGGGGTTAATCTGCACGAGACTCAACCTTTTGCTGGCTTGGGAAGGTTTTTAGCTCTTTGGCTTCTAAACGGCCGTCTGGATGGATAATCACAAAAATATCTCTTCCAGCACGTAGGGCCTTACTAATTGCGCTTTGCCTGACACCGAGTGATGTGGCCGCTTTTTCCTGGCCCACATCACCGGCAAAATCTTTAAGGGAAATTTTTTGCATGGGTAATCCTCCTGATACAAATATAACCGCCAATCATCAAAAACTCAACACCTGCGGTTATTGATATTTATTCCTTGCGGTGATAAATTCAACTCAATTATTCTCGGGGGATACCATGAAAAAGAAGTCTCTTACAGATGAGCAAGTTGCTGATGCTGGCAGGCTAAAAGCTCTTTATAACAGCAAGAAAAAAGAACTTAACCTATCCCAACAATCACTTGCGGAGACATTGGGTGTTAGCCAAAGCGCTGTGGCCATGCTATTGAATGGAGTAAATGCGTTAAACCACACCAATGCCGCCACCTTGGCTAAAATGTTTGGTGTTCCTGTCGAGGATATCAGTCCAAAGATCGCAGGCGAAATTGCAGAGATGGCTAGTTCTCTTGGTAACCTCGATGTTGAATACATTGGAAAGATGAAGGAAGGACTAGTCCCCGTTGTTGGGGAGGCGGTACTGGGAGTGGATGGTGCGGTAGATATGATCGAGTTCCGATCTGGCTGGTTACAAATTTATAGTGGTGATAAGGATGCCTACGGCCTAAAGGTAAAAGGGGATAGCATGTGGCCACGTATCCAATCAGGAGAATTTGTAGTTATTGAACCAAACACATCAGTCCATCCTGGTGACGAAGTATTTGTTAGAACAAAGGATGGACATAACATGATAAAAATATTCAATAAAACTAGAGATGGCGACTACCAACTTTCTAGTGTAAACAATGACCACCGGCCAATCACCCTCGCTCCCTGGGACATAGATAAAATCCACTTTGTATCAGCGATCGTAAAAGCGACCAGATACACCGACCTCGATGAAACCAACTAACCTATACACCCCCACTTAAAGAATCCCGCTTGTGCGCTGAGGAATCCCCAGTAATGGGCGAGTAAAAAAAGACAGGCATAGAGATTTATGATCTACTGATTGTGCGACCAATTCAGTGAGAGCAACTCTATGCCTGCCCGTACAGTATGCCAGAAGTT